CGGTGTTGCCGCTACACTATAGTCAACATTGGTGGGTGATCTAGGAGTCGAACCTAGTTTCCAGAGGACACAGATTTACAGTCTGCTGCAGTCGCCAATGCTGCTCATCACCCATTAACTGGTCTCTCGTGTAGGATTCGAACCTACGTTCTTCTTGCTCCCAAAGCAAGTGCCATACCAGACTAGGCGAACGAGAGTTAAACGCACTCTTGCGAATGCGTATAATAAAGCACACTAATTGCTCTCTTAAGACATAATCCACATTGCGTGGGACCTAGTTGCCGATTAATGCACTTTATTATAACAAGTATTTTCTGTTCACAAAAGAACATGCCATCCACTTGTCCGCCCATTTGCCTAGTTAACGTGCAGGCTGCGATCTCGTTTCGCATAACACGTACTGCCTACTTAGAAAGTTTTTTTAAAAGATTAACATTTTCTGTTAATAGTTTTGTTACCCTTTCTAATTTTTGTTCTAATACCACTATCCGTTGCTCCGGAGTCGGCTTCTGAACAGTTTCTTTTTTATCCATTTTCGGCTCCTTAAAAACAAAAAACCCTAGTCTTTCGAGCTAGGGTTTAAGTAAAAATTCATTTCTGATATAAAAATAAACGTTAACTTAAACCCTCATTATGCGGTGTGCGATCATTACTGCCTAATGTCTCAATCGCTGACCAATAAGACATCGTGGCAAGTGCGCACACTTGTTTCGATATTTTAAATTGATGTAGCTGGTTAAACATTTTGCTTTCGCATTCCTTTAATTAATTTGTTACTATAACAACAAGTATACAGTCTATTTAATAACCTGTCAATCTGTTTGTTAATTTATTTATCTTTTATTTTTGATACGATGTAATATATACACTTATTCGCCAATTATATCAATTCCAGCAGTGCCAAGTTCAGTTACTGCTTCAACTGCGGCTTTTTTCTTTGGTGCACCCCAGAAGTTAGTTGTTGCTGTTTCACTTTGTACACCACGAGCTATTTGTTGTATCTGGCCACCATTGGCTAAAAACTCTGCCATTACTTGTTCATAATCGTATTCATTTATATCTGACATCTTATATCCTTATGTTATATTACTGGTCCGGCGTGAGGGAATCGAACCCCCAACTAGGGAGTAGAAATCCCCTGTTATATCCATTTAACTAACACCGGAGTGTTTGGTGGGCCTTACTGGACTTGAACCAGTGACATTCCGATTATGAGTCGGACGCTCTAACCAACTGAGCTAAAGGCCCAAATAAATTATTGCCTAATTTGTTTGCCGACTTTAGTTAAGTATTCTACACCACAGGTACCTGCTTCGACATCTAGCAAGGCCTGCACAGTAGGAAGATTTTCATATTTAGGTTGCGCTGTAGTTGATCCTGCATTGCGGGCGGCAATAACACGTGTTTTTGCAATTTCGTGTCCGCGCACACCTGCGGCTAAAATTAACTGGAATCGATTGCCACTGAATACGGCATCACAGTTATCAATGTTATATTTTTCAACTGACGCTATCTTTTTTGACATAGTATGTACCTAAGTTATTATTTAAAATACTATTATAACATAACTTAAGATGATTGTCAAATTTATTTTTTAGCTTTTTTTGAAAACGTCAATTGAGGTATGCTACCACGATCGACGTGTACTCCTGTAATGTACGGATTAGGTAATCCGATGTCATTGATCATTACCATCGGGTCTGTATAGTTACGTAAACGTCCTAGTTTAAAGTCTAAGATCATTAGACTATCAAATCCGTGACGTTGTTTGTACACTTCATAATTTGCTGCAAAGAATTGTGGAATAACGCTTTGGCCGTTGGCAGCTTGTTGTGCCATTGCTGTTACATTTACTTTACCTCTAAATATGTAGGTAAACAATTCAGTAGCACATTGTAATCTCTGTTTAGGATCTTCAATTTCTGCTAAGATCTTAGGAATATCACTTACGTGCGCATTTGCTGCACTGTAATCTTTACCTGTATATTTCATTAATATCGCTGGGTTCTGTTCATAGGGAATATCCTTGCCGCCAGCTTCTCCCATACGTCCGCCGCCGGTGCCTGTCGGTGATACACCTTTAACTTCAACTTCCATCTTGCCTATTTTCAAATCTCCACGACCCGAAATAGCAATAAGCGGGCTTAACACAGCAAGTGCTAGTTCACCTGGGCCTTTGTCATTTTGACTGCCAGCTAATGCGTAGAACACACGCTTAACAAATTCGATTGGTGTACCTGGTATACCTGTAATTAATTCATCAAAGGTAACCATGTTGCCGCTGATCATTGCTGGAACATTGATATAACCTTTAGGATATCCTACAACAAATGCGTTCTTTTCTTCATAAGTACCTTCAGTTTGAATAATTAACTGCGTTAACATATTCAAATAGTTTTTAGTATCGGTATCTCTATGTAATATACTTGAAATACGTTCAGTTAGACCAGTCTGGTTAAGCACTGTAAATATACGATTCAACAGCATTTCGTCATCTGTTGTCTGTATTTGTGTGATTACGTCTTGACGTAATCTATTAATGTCTTCGTTAATGATGTCTTTTATTTTCATGATATAGTATTTATTCTCGACGTTCGATATCATCTTCGACACAAATGTCACCATATTGTATTTCAATTATACGACAGGGTTTGTTGTAAGGGTTAGCCAATTGATGCCACTGTTCTTCCGGTATGCGATGAGTTGAATGCTTAGGTAAATGCGGCGATTGAATAGTAGTTGGATAAACACGACTATATTCGCCTACGGTTGCTTGGCCATCAGCAATAAACCATAATTCAGATCTATTATAATGTTTCTGCATACTTAGTTGCTTGCCTGGATTGATGGTTAATTCTTTGACTTTTAAGCCTAAAACGTCATGTAAAACGCGATAATAACCCCATTCTCGCTCAGTTTTAGGTGCTTTCCACTCATCTAATATCCAACTGCTACTATTACGCTTTTCCATGCCGCCAACACCAAATACAAATTCTACATCCTTACACTTCATCTCAGGGATATTGTCTTGGGTTCTATCGCCACCATTAGCAAATACTATATGACTATTCGGATACATTAGTTTAACATTATTAATTGCTTCAATAGCTGTGCCGTCATTATCATCAAACAATATACAGTGGTCAACCATCTTCAAGTTTTCAATAATAGCAATACGTTCGGTGCCGGGCATAAACGCACGGCCCTTCTTACGGGCTACCCAAGCATCACTGTTTACTCCAACAACAAGTATATTACCTAAGGCCTTAGCAGCTTTAAAGTATTCTATGTGCCCGCTGTGCAGAGGATCAAATCCTCCGGTGACTAGTATAATTTTATTAATCATATTTTTTCTTTGGTGGCCGCATAATACCGATTGGCTTAGCTATCTTAGTTTGTTTTTTAATTATATTTGCCTGTTGCACAGTCTGCTTGTCCGATGGTGTAGATATATTAATAACCCCATCAAATGTACGTGTAGCTTCTTCTGGAATTTCTGTCCGTTGACTTACATAATCAATAAAGTAGTTTTCTTTATCTAACCACGGATATAATATATCTTCTTGACGTAGATATCCATAATGGGTTATCGAATCAACTATAGTTGGATTTAACAAGCCTGTATCTAACAAATCGTACCACGATGTAGTAGTTGCATCCATTGGTGGTATATCTGATTTATATACTGCTATGTGTATCCACGGATCATTAAATGCTTTAAGTAGATAGGCATCCTTGCAGTCAAACCCATTTACTGCCAACATATAGATTAAACTAGTTGGAGTAAAGTTATAAAAACATCCACTATGTGTTCGACTATAATATTTGTTATCTGCTACTCCGCTGTGTTGCGGAATGCTCAATACTAGCATTGCATTAACATTCATTTGATCATTCCACAATCGCAATGTTTCAATCGGATTGGTGCTGTATTGTAAACTATCATGCGACCATACTAGATCGGCTTGTATAGGAATACATCGAGCAGTAAAATCTTTATTAATTAGTCGAATATTATCTAGTCGAGGTATTTGTTTAAGTTTATCAGCATCTCGATCAACTGCAAAACAATTATAATTATAAGGGCGAGGAGGGTCATCACGTGATTCTAAAGTTGCCCACCAGGTAATATCTTCACCTGTGCCACAGCCCATGTCCACAATGGTTGTTAAACTGTCAAGAAAGCTATCGTACTCCCTAAGTTGATTTAATACCTTAAGTGCGTGCCTTGCCATTTTTCAATATCCTAAAAATAAAATCTTTACTGAAGTTGGTGTAAGCTTCTATAAATTTTGCAGTATAGTCCGCTTCGTCTTCGGCATTATTACTTAATCTTGCAAATCGTAATTCCTGTGAATAGGTCATTAGCTCGCCTTTACGTTGCATATAATCCAATATGTCAATATCATCGTCGGGACCAATATGAGAAGAAACGTATTTAATCTCTTCCCATTGTGCTAAAAGTTCGTCTACATTATTGATTAACTGTTGCATCTTCCATTCCTGCTGTACGCAGTCTAACAATGTGTCCAATCATGTATGATTTTGCTTCTAAACCTTTCATAATACCTAACCATTTGTTACGTAGTAGAGCCACTTCGTTAATGATTGTTTCCATATCAATAACTTCGCTTTCGCCATCAACATACTTTTCAGCATCGCGACTAGTCAGCGCACGTGCGTAGGCTTCGAGATACTTTTTGTAGTGGTCTTGACGGATTTTGCGAAGTTTGATATTGAGAAAGTTAAGCACCGCTTCAATCTCTTGTAATTGATTGAACCGTTGCTCAGTAACTCCGGGCAATGTAGCTAGCCCTTTTTCAATATTGCCGTTTACCCTGACTTCATTTTTAGCCTGCGTCAGTTCATTACTATAGTAGTCAATGAAGTCGGGTAAATTAGCGATATCTTGTACTACTTTATTATACCACATAATTACTCGTCGTCGTAGTCGTTTTCAGGTTCAGCTTCTTCGCCTAGATATTCTTCTACAGCACGTCGAAGGTAAGCATCAGTACCGCCAAACTTCTTCAAATCTGCTTCTGTAATGCTGTGATCAGCAACTACATTAACCACATGATCTGCCACTGCTTGGCGATCCTTTTGCGAAATGTATTCCTTAGTAGTAAGCCACATTTCACTTAACAAATCAATTTCTAAACTCATTATTCAGCCCCTTGCTCGAGTACTTCGTTTTCAGATACATCATCTGCAACTTCAGTAGTTGTTATACTTAGCAGATGCAGATTAGACGAAATTTCTTTCATAACTTTATCTAAACATTCATCTTCGTTACGTTCCCACGCTTTACGGAATTTTTTAATAACAACCTTATCTGCTAGTGTATAGACTAAACTGTTGCCTTCTTTCTTAAGCATGTTCTTAGCTTCTAACATATCTACCATACCACTGTAAGGACTCATACCTGTTTCATACGGAATCTCTACTTGCACTGACTCAAACGGTTTAGCATAACGTGTTTTCATAATCTTACAAGCGGCACGGATACCGTTAACCGTCGTAGTTTTATTACCATCAGCGTCTGTTTTAAGTTTAAGTTTACGCATAGCTACAACGATACTCGAAGCGTAGATAAAGCCTTGGCCACCGCTGATTTTGTCATCTGGGTCAAACATATCCTGTGACGCATACGTATGGTTAGTTGCTACTAGACCTAAGTTTAATGTACCGAACATGTTTACACAGTTACGTACAAGTGCCGTAAGTGCTTTAGGTTTACGGCCCATATCACCCTTCATTTCACCTGCTTCAAACTGGTTAACGTCTGTTGGAGTTAGCATCATACCTAAACTGTCTAGAACAAACAATACTTTAGGACGGTCTTCTTCTGGAAGTGTACGATACTCTTTAACAAAGTCACTGATAACTTTAGCCACATCATCAATCATAGCCATGTTAAGTTTAAGTAACTTGCTTTCGTCTGTGTCTACACCTAATGCGTGTAACCATGCTTCGTCAAGTGCGTTTTCTGTATCAATTAAGATTACATAGATACCTTGCTCTTGCGCATGACGTACAATGTTGCCTGAACAGATAAATGATTTACCTGCGCCGGATTCACCAGCAAACACAGTTACCTTACCCATCGGAATACCTTTGTTAAAGTCTCCGGATAATAGGTAGTTTAGTGTGTAGTTGCCTGTACTAATCCAATCAGTTGGATCGTTAAATCCAATACCTAATCCGTCAATACTTTTGGTAATTGACTTTCTAAATTTACTAATGTCAAATGGTTTTGCCATGATGTTTTTCCTTTGAGTTTATATTATATTAGTTTACACGATTTATACAGCTATGTCTATATGTAATGACATATATCTTTTCCAAAATTTGCCTATTGCTTCAGAATCAAAATCATCAAACCCAATTTGAGCGTATAATTTTTTCATCTCAAGAATAAACAGTTCTTTATTAAATATAGTCGAATCTATATCAACTATTATTTTATTATTTTTTACAAGGTGCCATTGGTAAAATTGTTGCATTTCAACTATATCTGTTAGATAGTTATTTTCTTCAAATTGTTCCCAAGTTGGCCAATCTTGTCCTTTTAATACATTATATTTTTCTTTACAATAATTACCTGCATACGATTCAATTGGCTGCAGATTTGATGTTTTTAATTTTGATGCAATATCAATAAATTTTCTATAATTTTTTAACATTATCACTGTAGCGTTTGGCCACACTTTAAGTAAATTTAATACTTCGCCCGGGCCTCTATGTGAGCAAATGAAGAATTTTAAATTTAAATTTGATAGTTGCTCAGTAAGTGAATTTATATAATTAACAGTTGGGCTACCTGTTCTCCATAATTCCTGCACTGGACCATATATGTCAGCATCACCGTATTCATACATTGATATCCAATTTAGCATGTCGTGTTTTGGTGCCAACGAATTTAATGCAGTCTCTAGCCTAAAATGATAATCATCGGGTGTACTAATCAAATATTCAGCAGCACGGGTATCCTGCGGCACAGCATACTTACTCAATGATAAACAATTGCTTATAAATTTGCCACCAGCAAATGGCGTAAATTGTATAATAACTGGATTTGTGCTGTCGAAATTAACCATCAAATTTCTCTAATTGTGCTAGGTATTGTT